CTCAATCCAAACTCTCCACCTATGATAAATGCTTAGAGATGATAGATAAATATTATGGAATGATACCTAAATCTGAATTAATTGAATCCATAGAAAAAGAAAAAGAATTATTAATTAAAAAAGAAATATGAAATATCAAGATGAATTTATCATCAGTGAAGACAAAGGCATCTATACCTTTGATTTTAAAAATTATTCTATAATAGATAGAATAAAAGTGTGCTTATTAGTTTTAATTTACAAAAAATATGTGATAGATAGTAATGAATATCGCTTTGTACAATACATTCCAAAAAGAGGTAAACCAAAAAAATCTAAATAATTTACTAATTCTAAATCAAAATGACAAAAGAAAAAATAAAACAATTTAAGACATATTACATAACTTGTTATTTACTTTCAAAATTTACAGGTATCTGTTCAATGTTTGCTGAAGAAGAACTTTTTGAAGATGTTTATACTTTTGTTAAAACTGGTGCTAAAGATACCTTGATTGATAAGCTAGACTTTATGTTTGGATTGTCTAAAAAAGATTTAAACCAAGCTGTTAAAGATTATGATAATTATTTAAAAGAAAAAAAGGAGTTAGATTTATGAAAAATCAAAACAATGACCGAGAGGAGTTTTATAGAAGGTTTGGTGTTAATGATGATTGGGATAGTAGCTTATTTCAACTAACTCCGTCAGGATATGTAAATGTAAGTGATAAGGTTTGGTCTTACTTTCAATCTAAGCACCTTGAGAAGATAGAGAGGGTGAAGAAGTTAAAACGACAGTTTAAAAAAGATGTAGATTATGGAGTTTATAGAGAAGATTATTTATCTGCTATCTCAGATGTATTAAGGATTATAGAAGAATGAAATACCCTATCTATTCTTGGAAAGTAATTTGGTTAAAGATATTAAGTTGGTTTAAATGATAAAGGGAAAGAAAATGCCACCAGTCTTAAAACAGAGAATGATAGAGACTCAAATTAAAGTATTTAAACATAGACGTAAACCATTCTTTCAAATGACTAAAGACGGAGATATAGTGGCTGTTTGGAACTCACTAGGTGAAATACAAAGGTTACTAGGAATCAGATCTTATCATATTCAAAGAGTATTACATGGACAGTTTAAGAGTTTTAGGGGTTATCAGTGGAAATATGCTTAAGTAGAATGTGATAAAATACTGCTAAATGAATGAAGATAATTTGAAACATAAAAAACTACTAAAATATATGTCCGAAAATGTAGGAATATCAATGTCTCAAGCTATGAAAGACTTAGGATATAGTGAAAGTTACTCAAATAGTCCAGATCATATAAAGAAAACAAAGAGTTGGAAAAAATTAATGAAAAAGTATCTTCCTGATAGTAAATTAGTTAAAGTAACAAAAGAAGGACTAAATGCTACTATGGTTAAAACTTCATTTACTGAGCAAGACAAAGTATTACCAGATTTTGCTGTTAGACATAAGTATTTAGAAACTGCTTTGAAAATGAAGGGAAAATTGATAACTAAAACAGATTTAACTACTAAAGGCGAGAAAATAGAAACTAATACGATTATGTTTACAGACTTCAAACATGATTCAAAAGGTTAATGAGGTATTCAAACCCCTATTCACCCAACATCCTAGGTATTTTATTTTAATTGGAGGGAGAGGTGCTGGGAGATCTACAGTAGCCTCACAATATGCTAACGCTAAACTAATAGCACCTGAATATTTTAGATGTGCCATTATGCGTTATATTCTAGGAGATATCCGTAATTCAATTTATAGAGAGATAACAGACAGGTCAGAAGAAAATGGTATTGACGACAAACTCCATATAAACGATTCTAATATGCACATTGATTACGGAATCAACAGTATTAATGCGGTAGGTTTTCGTAAGTCAAGTGGGGATCAGAAAAGTAAATTGAAATCTCTTGCTAGTTATAACTGTGTGATCATTGAAGAAGCAGATGAAATACCTGAAGAAGACTTTATGCAGTTAGACGATTCTCTAAGAACGGTCAAAGGAGATATTACAATCATTCTATTACTTAATCCACCAGCTAAAGGTCATTGGATATTAAATAGGTGGTTTAATCTTAAAGATAGTGAACAGAAAGGATTTTATAAATTAGAACTTAAACCAGAGTGTAAAGATACAGTAGCTATCGTTAGTGATTATCATTCTAATAAACAAAACTTAGCATTGGATAGCATTATTCAATACGAGAATTATAAACAAACGAAACCTAGTCATTATTGGAATATGATTAAGGGGTATGTTCCTGAGACTGTCCAAGGATTAATCTATCCTCACTTTAAGATTATTGATGAACTCCCCCCAGAAGCTAGATTAAAGAGAAGGGGACTTGATTATGGTTATACTAATGACCCAACTGCAATAGTTGATGTTTACGTGTGGAATAATGCTTTTATTTGGGATGAGATCTTTTATCGAAGAAAAGCTAGTAATAAAGATATTGCCGATGTGATTAAGATGCAACCAGAAGATGTTTTATTAGTTCCTGACAGTGCAGAACCTAAAAGTAATGACGAACTAATAAGTTATGGCATAAGTTTAGTGCCTTCACAAAAAGGCCAAGGAAGCGTCAATCAGGGGATTCAATATGTCCAAGATCAAACTGTGTATATTACAAAAAGGAGTCTTAATCTGATAAAGGAAAAAGATAATTATGCTTGGCGAGTTGATAAAAAGACAGGAGAAACAATTAATACCCCAATAGATATGTGGAATCATGGGATGGACGCTGGACGTTATGGTATGGAAAGTCTTAAACCTATAGATGATTATGAAGAACCACCAGATGATAGTGATTTATTTAGTGGAGGAAATTATTAATGGAAATTAAAATTATACTTGAAAATAACCATTGGAATCTTATGTTTAATGGGCAAGAATATTATATGCAAATGAATAATAATAAAGAATTAAAAAAAAGATTGATCACTATTCTGTTAGTTCTATTTGGTTTAAAAAAACCAAAAAATAAATGAAATACGACTTTAATGTTAAAATAAAGAATATCCCATGTCATTTAGACATAGAGAAAGACCTTAAGGTTCAATCTAATGGATTGTTTACTTTTACTTTAAGAGTCAATCAGGGATTAATAATGGATTATGTCAATTACAGAAACCCAGCCACAAGCGAATATAGTGCCATTCTTAACTCTAATGAACCCAAATGTCAAATTACATGCGATAGTAGAAATGATAACCCAACAGACGGAGTTCGGTGAGATAACTTTTACAGTAAATATCAAGAATGGTGAAGCTGATGTAAAGTCTCTAAATACTGTTGTTAGAAAAAGATATAAGTATTGACAACCGTTTAGCAATTAGATTATAATACTGCTATTAAGCTAAGGCGGACTAATCCGCTGTTGCCTCTCTGTAATGAGGGGCTTTTTTTATGTCACTAAAACAAGAAATACTAAATAGACAACAAGCAGCCGAAAGTTATTTAAAAGATAAGTGGCAGACTTACGACACTCTGGAAAACTTATTTAATGGAACTTTACAAGACAAAGGATCTGAAAAAACTAAATCTCAAGTATTTGACCATAAACTATCAACCTTACTATTAGAGAGAGAATATCGGGTAATGGCTCAACTACCAACAGGTAAAGTCAATGCTATCAGTAAGAATGATATGGGGACTTCTAAGTTAATGAATCTTATTTTAGACAAATACATTATTCCTAATGCTAACTCTCAATGGGACTTTCTGACTAAATTACGAATGGTTGATAGATATTCAGGACTATATGGAAATTTCTTTGCTTTGGTTGATTGGGAAGTAGGTGGTAAGAATGGTTACACTGGTCCTGATATGTGGCTTCTAAACATCCGGGATGTTCTACCTCAAGTGGGCGCTATGTCATTAGAGGATTCGGATTATGTTTTAGTCAGAACTTGGCGACCACTCTCTTATTTTGAATCACTTAAAAAACAAAATGGGTTTAAGAATATTGATAAGATAGGTACTTTGTTAAAACAGAAGTCTGGAAGTAAAGATAATCGGCCTGATACTGAAAAATCTCAACGTGAACAGTCTGCCTACCCATCTGGTTCTCCCGCAACTAAATCAGGGTTTTACGAAGTAATCACCCAATACGAGAAAGACCGATGGGTGGACTACTGTGTTGACGCTGGTATGGAATTTAGAGATCAAAGTAATCCACACGATGATGATGAACTACCAGTAGTTTGTAAGTATTCTATCCCTATGCTTGATGATTTTATGGGAATGGGAGACTTTGAAAGAGGAACACCAATGCAAAACGTAGTTAATTCAGTTTGGAACTTATATTTAGACGCAGTTAAAATGTCTATTTATCCTCCAACTTTGATCAACAAAGATAATATTGCGGCTATGAGTTCTCTTAAGTGGGGTCCGGCAGCTAAATGGTTGGTCAGAGGTCAAATAAGCAATGCAGTTATGCCGATTAATCTAACCCCTCAAGGTATTGCAACTTTCAATAATACTTATGGTGCGGCTAATGCTTCAATTCTTAATATGTTTTCAACTACCGATACCACTATTACTAAAGATCAAGAAGCAGGATATGGTAAGACTCCTCAAGCTCTTTCAATGCAGGCTCAA